CCTGGTGCGGTCGGCGCGCGCGGCGAGACGGGCATCACTGGCGAGGATGGCGCTCCGGGCACGAACGGCCGCGACGGGGCCGATGGGCTGCACGGCAAGGATGGCGCCCCGGGCACGAACGGCCGCGACGGCGCCGATGGGCTGCACGGCAAGGATGGCGCCCCGGGCACGAACGGCCGCGACGGGACGCTTGAGGACTGCGCGATGGTCTGGATCGACGAGCGCACCGCCGCATGGCAGCGCGCGAGCGGCGAGGTCGTGCCGGGCAGTCGGCATCACTGGGACATCCCGCTGTTCCGCGGCGTGTTCGATGCGGCCCGGGCCTACGACATCGGCGATGAGGTGATCTGCTCCGGGTCCATGTGGATCGCCCGCGCGGCGACGACACAACGGCCGGATGAGGATGGACCGGGGGCGCACGACTGGCAGCTCGTCACGAAGCGTGGCGCGATTGGGCCGCGCGGGCCCGAGGGCAAGTCCGGTGTGCCTGGCAAGGATGGCACACCCGGGCGTGACCTGACCCAGATGGATCACACGGGCAAGAAATGGTAGGAACCCGACGCGCCACCGTCCCTGCTACCCGCGTCCCGGCATTGTGCCCGGGCGGGACGGTGGTGTGCCTCGGAGGCGGCCCGAGCCTGACCGTTGAGGACGTGGACTACTGCCGCGGCAAGGCCACCGTGATCGCCGTGAACGATGCCTACCGCCTCGCGCCGTGGGCTGATGCGCTGATCGCGTCGGATGCGGCGTGGTGGAGCCATTACAAGGGCGTGCCCGGGTTCGCGGGGATGAAGGTCTGTGTGCAGCCCGGGGCTGACCGCTGGCCCGGTGTCATGGTGCTGCGCAATACCGGACCCTCGGGCCTGGAGACGGATCCCACCGGGCTGCGCACCGGCCGGAACACGGGCGCGGCGGCGATCAATCTCGCCGTCCACTTTGGCGCGGCGCGCGTGCTCCTGCTCGGCTATGACATGGAAGCGAAGGATGAACGGCACAGCCACTGGTTCGGCCCGCATCCGCGCGGGCTGCGCGGTGGCTCGCCCTATCCGCTGTTCCGCCAGATGTTCGCGGCGATGGTGCAGCCGCTCAAGGCGGCAGGCGTCGTGGTGATCAACTGCAGTCGGCAGACGGCGTTGGCCTGCTTCCCGCGACGGCCGCTGCGCGAGGTGCTGACATGACGCCGGCTGAGTTCCACGAGCGCACGCGCGGGATCGTGACCGAGGAGCGGGGCATCTTTCCGAGCGAGTTGTACCTCTTCGCTTCGGCCTGTCTCGATGCTGGAGTGGTGTCGATCGTGGAGTCCGGGGTGTGTCACGGTGTCTCAACTCGTGTGTTGCACGCGCTCTTCCCGAGGCACGTCTCCAGCGTGGAGAAGGACAAGCGTGTCCTGCCTCGTCGGTTTCCATTTAAGGTCGTGATCGGGAACGGGCGTGTGCTGGTGCCGCAGTTGGTGGCGCGTGTTGAGCGAGCAGGCCTCGGGCCGATCGGGATTCTGCTTGATGGCCCTAAGAGCGAGCGGGCGCGGGCGATCAAGGATCGCTGCGTCCACGAGTATCCTGCCGTGCGTGTTGTGGGCATCCACGATCATCATCCAGGGTTGGGGTTTGGGGAGACGCGCCATAGTTGGGACGTGGCGTTTCGTACGCCCGAGGTGTGCGCGCTTGATGAGGATGTGCCGGCAGTCTATCACGCCGCGCACCCGAGAGGACCAGGGCTCGCGCTATGGACGCGATGACGCCGCAGATGTTCGCGTGTTACTTCGGCGCGCGGTATGCGCGTCTGACACGGATGCTCGCGGCGTCGGCGACGCGGCATTGTCCGAAATGGGACGTGCGCCTCGTTGAGGTGCCTGCGATTGGTGCGCGGGAGACCAAGCTCACGCATTGGGCGCGCGCAGTGGACGAGGCGCCGGATGGGACGTTGCTGCTGTTGATCGACGCGGACCTGGTGATCCTGCATCCACTGGACGATCTCTGGGACTCCCCGTTTGATGTGGCCTATACCGCGCGGGATCGGCGCTGGTCGCCGTGGCCGAACAATGCCGGCGTGATTGCCGTGCGCGTGTCGGATGGGGTGCGAGCGTTCATGTGGGCGTGGGAACGGCGCACGCTGGAGCTGGTCCGCACCTCCGGTCCTACACGCAAGGCGTGGCTTGCCCGGTTCGGCGCGGTGGATCAGGCGGCGCTTGATGAGCAACTGAAGACAACCGCCCTGACGGTACACACCTTGTCCTGCCTGGAGTGGAACTGCGAAGATTCGTCCTGGGCACACTTCAACACGACGCGCACGCGCATCCTGCATATCAAAGGCGCGCTGCGTGAGGCGCTGTTCGGGGATCAGGTCCGGCCGCGTCGGGCCGAGGCGGTGACGCCGCTGCTCGCGCGGTGGCGCGCGTTGGAGGCTGAGTTGTCAGCCGTGGCGGCCCCGGCAGTCGCGGCGCCTGTGGTGGAGTCCGTATTGCCGCCAGTCCGCACGGTGCCAGTCCCGGCGAGACACCAGCGCGAGTACACCTTTGCGGTGCGTCGGCCGGCGGGTGCCGCGAGTCGGCGTGCGCCGGCGGTGCCTCAACCCGCTGCGCGGCGCCCTCGTGCGGGCACCTTCGTGCCGACGTGGACGCAGGGCGAGCCGCAGGCATCTGACCCGAGCACCCTCCCGCGCGTGGCCATCAGTATCCGCACCGCGAACCGGACGCCGAATTATCTCGGGGCGACCGTGCGTCAGCTCGTCGCGCAAGGCATGGACCCCGCCCTGATCCATGTCTGTGCCACGGCGCCGGAGGTGGGCTGGCTGGATCGAGAACTCGCGGGGATGGCCGTCACGCGGCACGTGCCCGACCGACGACTCTCTCCAAACCAGAACGGGTTGGCCCTGATCCGCGTGCTCGATCCGCTGCAGTATGACTGGGTGCTGCTGTTGGAAGATGACCTGGAGTTCTGCGCGGATTTTCTGGGGAGCGTGCAGCGATGGTTGCAACGGGTCGCGCGTCCGTCGCGGCACGTATATCGTCTCTGCGGGTTCCGGATGCAACCACCGCATCGCGGGGTGATGGCGTATGACTGGACGCTCTATGGCATGGGCGGGTCACAGGCGGTGTTGCTGCGCATGGCCGATGCGCTGGATTTCGTCGCGTGGGCGGACGTGAACATGGCGGAATGGGCGCGCCCGCGTGCGAACAAAGAGGTGGCGTTCGACAAGTTGATCTCGGCGTGGGCACTTCACCGCTGGCCGGACACGCCCGGGATGGTGAGTCATCCCAACTTCGTGAACCACATCGGCGCGACGAGCAGTCTTCACCGGGGCACGCTGTTCAATGCCGATAAGTTCGCGGGCACGCGGTGGAGTTTCCATCCGCCCGCCTTGCCCCAGGAGGCGACCGCATGAGCCTGATCACGCTGGCGCAGGCCAAGGCGCATCTGCGGATCGACACGGTGAGCGTGTCGCCGATGGCGGCCGACGAGGCGGATCTGATCCTGAAGATGGTGGCGGCCGAGCACATCATCCTGGACTATCTGAAGGTGATCAGCGTGTCGCCGCCACTCTGGACGGACGAAAACGACGTGCCGCCGCTCGTGTCGGCCGCGATTCTGTTGCAGCTCGGGGAGCTGTATCGGTTCAGGGGCGATGACGAGGGCAAGGCTGACCGCGAGCCGGTGGGCAGTCTGTCGCCGATGATCGAGGGCATGCTGCGCCGGTATCGTGACCCGGCGCTGGCGTAGGAGGCAGCATGGCTGTGGAGAAGACGATCATTCTGGGCCGTCGCGATCTCATCGTGGTGAGCAGCGGCGCACCCGACGACGGTGACGGGGCGGGGGTCTGCCCACGGGGGTCGATCTGCATCGCAATCGGCGAAGGGCTGATGGGGGGCATCTACCGCAATCGTGGGACCAAGGCGTGGCCCGTGTGGCACGACTGGGGCACGATCAGCGGCCCGATTGGCCGGGGTGGTGAGCCCTGATGAGTATTGGCGAACTTCGCGATCGCGTCACCTTCTACGCGCCCACGCCCACGACGGACGTGCTGCGCGGGCAGGCGATTGTCTATACCACTGAGGTCTGCGACGTGGCCTGTCAGTGGCGCGGCCTAACGACGCGGGAGACGCTGATCGCGCAGGGGCAGGAAACGCTCCCGGCGGCGCGGCTGGTGGTGCGCTACCGCACCGACATCACGACGCACCTGCGCGTGCAGCGGGGCGGCGCGGGGCCGCTCTATGAGGTGGCCTCGGTGAACGACTACGACGGCCGGCGGATCTGGCTCGACATCGACGTGATGGAGGTGCCGTGAGCACGGGCAAGACCGCGCTGACCGCAGTAGTCACGGCGGCGATGGCGACGTTGGCGGCGGGCTCGCCGCCGCTGGCGGCGGGTGGCGTGTGGGATTACGTACCAGCCGATCCGACCTGGCCGTTCGTGTGCCTCGATGCGGCGGATGAGGTGCCGGACGACACCTATGGCGCGCAGGGGCGACGGGTGCATCTGACGTTCGCGATCTTTTCGAACTACCAGGGGAGGCTGGAACAGTTTGCCATTCTCGACGAGGTGATCGCGCGGCTACGGCATGTGTCGCTGGCCGGGACGGGCTCCCCAGACCCGTTGG